ATCCTATCATCTGAGGTGATAAAGTTGCACTCGCTGAAGTCATCCGACATCGGCATACGTAAACCAAGGAGAAGAAATGAACCCGGCACCAACGGTGATTATCGGTAACGTTACGGCGGAACCAGAACTCACCTTCACATCAAACGGACAGGCACGCCTGTCATTTTCAGTAGCCGCAAACTATGTTTGGTACGACCAGGCAGGCGAAAAGCAGGAAAAGGTTTCCTTTTTCAACATCGTCGCATGGCGCTACACAGCTGAGAATGCTGCAAAGACACTGGAAAAGGGAATTGGTGTAATCGTAACAGGACGCCTTGAACAGCGTTCATGGGACGACAAAGAGACAGGTCAAAAGCGTTCAACAGTCGAAGTTATTGCAGACGAAATTGCAATTAACACTCGCAGTGTTGAAACTGTTGTCCGTCGCACCAAGCAGGACGGTGGTCAAGCGCAGGGCGGTTCATCCGCTCCGGCACAGCGCCGCTCAAAGCCAGCAGCATCAAATCGTCAGCCAGTAGGCGTTGGCGTAGATGGTGAATCAGAACCATTCTGATTATTGCTGTTTAAATAAACAAAACCCTCGTTAATTTCGTGCAGAGACGCGAAGACGAGGGTTTTTTTATATCTTTTTTAAGCCATGCAATATCTTTGTCAGCTCATCGCCGTCAAAAGGAAGGGCGTAAGCGTCGACATAGTTTCTGGCGTCTAAGAGCATGTCTATGACCTCCGCCACTGGAACCGAAGACTTAGGGTCTTTGACTAATTGCTTTGAAAGTCTATGAAGGTGAGTTTCTATGGAATCCATGGGTTAAGTATAAACATAAAAAATATTAAACCAGAGGTTGTCAAAGCATTTTTTAGTTATTAATATCTGAGTCAACCTATAAATAGACGGACATAAAGGAGTTATTACTAATGTCTGAATACAATAAACTAAAGAACAGCGGGCTTGGGCGTGGTCGCCCAAAACTGAACGAGGAAGAAAAAGTTCTGCGAAAGCAAATGAACTCTGTTCGACAAGAAGCTCGCAGGCGGGCTCATCTTGTTCTTCAGCATCGCCACCAGGATGAGTACAACAAGATTTTTGAAGAAGAATTCAAATCTCTTAGCAAAAAAGGTCGTTAGTTCTGTTCTTGCTCCTGGGAGTCTTTACTGACTTCCGGGGGCTGAACATCATAAACTAGTTCACCAGTTTTAAATCTCAGAACAAGGGGCGGAGGCTCTTCAGGGGTACTCAATGTTGCCGCTCTTCATTGAGCCTCTACCCTTTTTTGAGGGCTTCATGACTTTTGACTTTGATTTACCATATTGAGATTCTAGCCATTCATCAAAGTCTTCAACTTCACCCTGCTTGGAGATGACGTATTTTTCGTACTGTTTTATCAGTCCAACAAGTTCGTCATCTTCTTCATCAAATCTTGGCATTTCTATCTGGACTTTCTCGCGCTTCTTCCAGCTTTTGCCGCTCGCATTGTGTTCGGAACGAACTGTTTACCTTTTTTGCTTCCTGCGATTTTTTTTCTATTTGTTGCGGCTTTTTGTGCTGGGGTTAGTTTTTCCCATGCTGCTGCAGGAAGGTACCTACGCATCCCGTCTGGTCGGTTCGCTGGTTTGCCATCGCTAGTTGTCCACTTTTCCTTTGTCCACTTCTTTAAGGACCGTTGAGTTTTACTCAATCCACCACGGTATCCGCCACCGGCTTTTCTGTAACGCACGGCAAGAAGCTGAGCCTTTCGAGCAGACCACTGACCAGGCCGACCACCTTCTGAACCGGCGAGGATACGAGATTTAATTCTCTCCCTTAATTCGGGCTTTGTGTATGAATTCTTGGCGGACTTTTCCATGAATTCTGAATCCACACCAGCCAAAAATTCGCCGACGGCAAGCTCAACCCACTCAGGGCCGTAGTTTGTTGATTTATCTTGTCTACTCGCCATTGGTTTCTCCGCTTAAAATAATACGCGATAAAAAAGCGGATTGGTGTTAAGTGTTTACTGCAGTCTTTGACCACATTTAAGACAAGTAACTGACCATGGATAGCGCCTAACCGATGGGTGCTCGCATTCAAGGAGCGTCTTTGCCTTTGCGTTTAAAACGTCTCGTATCCACGCCGACATTGTTTTCCCTTCAACAGCGGCGGCCTGTCTCCAGCGCTCCCGGACCTCATCTGTTGTTCTAATTAGAACTGATGTATTCGTTGGACCTTCATCTTCTTTTTCTATGGGTCGTACTGACAGGTCTGTCGAATCAGCGACGGCCTTCATTGCGGCTTCAAGATTGCTGTCACTCATTTGTTTCCTCTTCGTTTGCTTCTTGTTCTTCAGATACTATCTCAGCGTCAACAATGTCAGCTTCACCAAGCATTTGTCTGACTGCGCTTTCTGGTAGAACTCCTGACATTCCCATCAGTTGCAGAAGCTGCCTTGCTTCAGCTTCAGGGTCAAAAGTGTTGCCTATCTGCTTCAGCTGTTCAGAACCGGCAAGTGTGGCTTTTATTGTCTCGCTGGTTTTATTCCCAACATCCATTTGAACGCTGATGTTCGTTTGGTCCATACCGAGGAGTTTTGTTCGCCTATCCATTATTGAAAGAACCTGTTGAATCGCTTTGAGGTCTGGCTCAACAGCAACCTCAGTTCCATCATCCATAACCTGTCTTCTATGCTGAGTCAGTGGCCATATTGCCTGCTGAAGGCTGTCAAGTCTTTCAAGCTCGAGACGAAGCACTTCAGGATAAGCCATCAGTGTTTCGCGATTCATTTTTTCTAATTGACGAGAAATCGCCTTAGACACTGCACTTGTTGTCATTCCAAAACGCCGTGCTATTTCAGAAGTTGATGTTCCAGCCTGGCGAAGTTTGAATATACGCATGTCTCTTTCCCCAAGAAACTCGCGCGTGGCAATTTTATTGCTCTTGTCTTCGCTCATTAACCCATCTTAGTGAATTATTTGTCAACTTTCATGAACTCAATCACCTCAAACGGGAACACCTTACCGCGCTTGATTTTTAGTGGCCACTGACGCTGGTCTCGTGCTCCTCTGAAGTGACGTACATCGTAAACGTATGGTTCGTTCGCTGTCGGGTCTGGCTGAAGAGAAATGCCAAACTCCGGCCAGCGTGACCAAACAGCAGAACCAAAAGGACGGAGTTCTCTGGTGTTCAGTGTTGTCCCAAGTGGTGCGTGATGCTCAAGCCAAAGAGCACAACCATAAACCGTTCTGAGAGTGTCCAAATATTTAGCCACCTCAACAGCAATAGCCTCTGATGTTCTGCCACCCGGGTCAACAAAAGCCTTGTACAACGGCCCCATCACTAAAATATCTGGCTTGACTCGCTCAATCGCTTCCTCGAGGATGAGTCGGTCTTCTGGTTTCAGGAGGTCCATTCCTGATGGTTTTGTTAGCACTTGTCCGTAAACCCTCGCTACATGTCCCCGACGCATTGCTTGCGTGAGAATTGCGGAAGATGCTCTTCGAATAATACGTTCTGGGTTTTCAAGGTCGACCGTCAATGTAACAACAGGCTTCATCTGCCCGTACGTAAACGGATGTATACCAGCAGCTGCGCAAAGTGCAACCTGTCGTGCAAGCATTGTCTTTCCAACGCCTTCAGCGGCAACAACGATTACTCTTTCTCCACGCTCAAGAAGCCCTGGGATTACCCAGTCATATGACTCATCAACTTGCTCTGAGATGAAGTCATTCCATTGAACCAGGCGACCTGGGTCCGTAATCTGCTTTGATGTAGTCGCTGAAAGAATCATCGACATCTTTGAAATTATCTGACCAGAACTAAGGTCTTCTCTGCCAAAAAGGTCTTGGATTTTAATTAGCGCAGAATCAAAAACCGACTCTTGTTTTTCTTCGGCAGGCTCGTCCTGCTCATGAAATTCCTGTTCGATATTTTCAACTTGTTCAGATTCACTTTCATCAGATGGAGAAAATGCAACAAGTGTTTCAAATGTTCCCCCAGAAGAGAGGTGGTCAGTGATGTCCTTTACATCTGGGCAAATCCATGCCTGTGCATCGCACCCTGCATCAGTCAGAACCTTTAATAGTTTTGACGCATGCTCCCGCC